ATCGCTTCATCGTTCCCGAACCAAGAGTTTTTCTCTGCCCATTGCTCTGCTTTGGGGTCAGGTCGTTGGGGCTGTGAGGGCGCGGCCTGCGGAGCAGGTTGTGCCATAGGCTGTTGTGGCTGACTAGCCCTAGCTTCCGCTTGTCGTTGCGCTTTGGCGTAACCGTCTGCCGCAATAGTAAGGCTAGTTAGATCTTTTTGCGCCTGTACCGTCCCATCAGGATCGCCTAGCTCTACAGCACGTCTAAGGTTTGCTTCTGCCTGTTGTTGCTGTATAGATATGCGTTGACCATATTCATTCATAAACCCTTGATCTAAAGTTTGCATACGTTGGCGGACTTTTTCTGCTTCCGTTTGCACGTTTTTAGCGTATTGAAGGGCTTCTTCTCGTTCTCGTTCCGCATCCCGCATTTTTTTAGTCAGGCGATTAATGCGCTTTTGAACAGATTCGCTGTATTGCTCTACCTCCGATTCTTCGTTGGCAGAGTTTTCTTCAACAACCTCTATTTCTGACTCAGATGTTCCACGTGGAACATCTTTTTCTTCGGGTTGCTCAAGCTCCACTTCGGTAGCTTCCGCATCCCCTACATCTAGCTCAAATTGAGCTTCTTCTGCCGCATCGGCCATACCATACCTCCTTACAGGCTAAGAATGTCTTCCGGATCATCAATCACAGCAAGGACTTCATCATCGTTCAAAATCCTGCATTCCCCGCCATTAATACGGAACCGTGAACCGGCATAGCGGGCAAAAACAACCCACTGTTTTTCGGTACACCACGGACCATCGGGGAATTTTTCGGTGTCTTTGTAACAAAGAGGGCCTTGCTTGACGACATATCCCACTACTGTCTGAATCTGAGAGTCGTTCAGAACTTGTGTTGGGAGATATATTCCACCTTCCGTGGTTTCCTTACCTCGGTACGGCAAAATCAGCATTCGCCAACCGGTGGGTTGGGGCATTCTTTCCAAAAGGCTTTTATCCATGGCTTCTGGATCTAAGACTTTGGGTTGAGGCGCTTTGTAAAGAGCTTGGACGCCTTCTGCGGCGGCATCTAAGTCTATTTTTTCAGCTACATCAGTCATTTAGTTGCTCCTGTTTTTCTAGCAGGCCCGAGAGTTCCTGTGAAATAAAATTTAAAGCCGATATTTCGCCCATCAAGTTTTGATACTGCTCTATCGACTTAACATGGTTGTTTTCTAACAACTCTAAAATCTGAGTGCGGCGCTCTTTTATGGCTCGTTGCATAAATTGAGCTAAGTATAAAGAATCCACATGCGCTCCATCTTAGAATATCTTATCTATATAACATGACATTCTTAAAGGAGCAACTAATATGTCCACATAACAGGCCCGGTAGTGCGAATATCAACGTGAACAAACATTTTTGCTACGCCAATGCCGCCAAAACCCAGCTTGATTGCTTCTTGTACGATTTTGTAACGCTCTATGCCGTTTTCAACGTGTATGTCTGCCGCGATGCCTTGTGCATGAGTTCCGGGCTTGACTTTTACGCGCTCAAGGCTGTGATCGGGGGAGCGATACCCCGAAGTGATATAGAAAGGAAAACCGCAAGCGTCTCGGAGATTATCTAAAGCTTGCAAAAACTCGGGGGTTATCTTGTTTTCTCCGGTTTCGGAGCAAACAAACTCCTCCTCAGAAAAATATTGATACGTCATTCTTTTTTGCCAGAGCCTAAAAATAAACCAAAAGATCCGGTTAACGCTCCGGTCATAACCGACACTAGCCCCGCTTGTTCTAAGCTTGGGTCAGGGATATCCATAAACCACTCAACCACGCGATAAGTCATGCCAATCATGGCAAACATAAAAAACCGTGGTAAAAATCTCCAGCGGTCTATTGTCTCGGGAGTAATCATTTTTCTCTAGAAACACCTTTAGTTTTTTCAAAGGTCCGCAAACCCCCTAGCCCCAACATACCTAAAAGGACGGTGAGAAGGCTTTCCATTTCAAATGTAGGTAGTGGAGGGGATTCAACACCAGAATAAACAATAACAAAAACAGCAAGAGGCTGGCCGACAAAGTGCCAAGCCAAAGCAATGCCGCAAGTCCAGCCAACAAACGGACGCCAACCCGCCACAAACATGTTTTTGTGGGCGGCTTCGGCCTTGTTAATTTCAATTTGGCCCTTTGCAAGCTGTTGAGCATGCCGCTCAGACATGGTGGCAATTTCATGCGCTAGCCTCGCTCGTTCATCCGCATCAGGTATAAACTTGTCTAGCAGTCCTGTGACAGGGCCAATTAAAGCGTCTAACATCAGAATCCGGTCAAAGACGCTTGGATTTGAGAAGGCGGTATGCCGAAGTAACTAAGACCCCCTATGCCTTGGTCTACCGGCGGAACCATCCCTTGGTTGTAGAACTGCTCATAACGGTACGCGTCCAACATCTCAGGAGTGGGCGGAATATAGCCCACAGGAGGATTGGTTGGCAGTTGTGCCAAATAAGGGTTGTCCATTGGTGGAGCAACAGTGGGCATTGCATAAGAACTACCAGAAGCGGTCGTTGTGGTTCCTCCACCCGGTTGACCTACCGACACTCCACTCGGAACTCCTACTGACCCTGCCGAAGACGAACCTCCTCCGGATTGTTGGTCCGCTAACAAAACATTGAGCGCGGCTATTTCTTCCTGCATAGCGGTAAACTGGTCTTGAAGCTCCGTAAAATAACCGGGAGGCGCGGATTGACTATATGTTTTATACCCTTCCGGTGTCTCTCCTGCGGCTAACGAGGATTGACGATTTAAATAACTTTCATAATCGTCCTGCTTAGGGTTTTTCATACCAGCATACGCAATGCTGTCCCGAAGCTCCTCTCCCGAAAGGCCAGAGTTCACCCAATACAGTAAACCGCCTTCTTCCGCTGGACGCCCAAAAAGCTCTAGATACATCTGATTTACATCAGAGGCTCGTTGTGCGTAACTGTTTTGTCCAAACTGCTCTTGTGCGGCCTGAAAATTAACGTAATCCTGTCCAGTTGGATTACTTGCCGCGCCCGCAACCAAAGCATCACGAAGCTTTTCTCCCGTAAGCCCCGAGTTCATCCAATACTCAGCACCTGCGTCTTCCGCGCCGGTTGTACGATCAAAAAGCTCGTTATAAAGCTGATCTAATCTTTCGCGTGAAACAGCCATAACTTACCTCAACAGATAGTAAACCGTGAGCCGCGAAGCGCGGCACCCATGCCACGTTTCTTGCCCGTTGTGATTTTACCCATGGCCGTATCCGGCGTTTTTTCTTCCTTAGCAACAGCATAAGGAATAGAGCCTTGGCCTTTGATTTCAGCCTTAGCAACAGGAGTAGGGGCTTTGACCGGCGGAGCGCCGTTTACTTTGACTCTCATTTAATTATTCCTCATCTTTAGTAGCTCTCTTTCGCGAGCCGCATCAATTCTAGCTTGTGTTTGGCGTTCTTGGCTAGCCAAGCGTTGCTGGAACTCCGTCTGCTTGTTAGCCATACGTTGTTGATCCATCTGCAAATCAGCTTGATCCATTTGCATATCCGCTTGTTGCTTTTGAGCATCCAACTGAAGCTCTTGTTGCTTCAATTGTACCAGAGGATCAGGCCCTTGGCCTTGGCCCGTTATCTGCGCCGTAAGCTGTTTCAGATTACCAAACTCCTGCGCGTTCATCTGAGCCACCATGGACTCCAACTGAAGCTCTAGATCCGGCGTCAATGCTTGGCCGCCCGTCTGTTGCAATAATTGTGCCGTCGCCATCTCCTGACACTTGATCTTCACATGCTCAATAATGTGCTTCTGAAGCGAAATAGCCGACTGTGGCAACGCTTGCAACATGGGCGACGTGCCAAAGGTCAAATGCGCCAAAATATGCGCGTCATGATCCTGCCCCTCAAACGCCTTCAACTGAACACTATCAATCGTGTCAATGTTCTCTTGCGCCGGATCTTTCGGTATTGGATCTTCCGAAGAAGGTGCAATCAAGATTTTATCTATGTCACTAACACCAAGCGCCTCGTACATACGTCGGTACGCTTCGTGCATATCGTGTATCTGTGGCGCTTGCGTAGCCATCTGTAACTGAGACTGCGCCAGAGAAATACGCTGGGCCTGCGAGAAAGAGTTGGGATTGGACACCGGAACAACATCCACGCGGTCGTCAAAGTCCTCACGCATCACGGTGCGGTCGCCACCCTCTACCGCATAAGGATACTCTTGCGGCAAATATTCCGACATGACCCGCGCCAGAAGTTTAAACTCTTGTTTCATGCTGTAGTGCAGGCGCTTATGCACAGCACTCATGACCCGCGAGCCTTGCTCCAATAACGCTACCGTCGTACCCACTGCGGCCTGCTGGTTACCGTCACCCACCTTCATATCAGTGATGGTGGCAAAACGGCGGCCCGCATCGACCACAAAGCCCAAAAGCTGAAACAACGTTCCATCAGGGCCTTTGAAAGGCAACGGCATCAACGAGTCACGGATAGCTCCACCGGGCGCATCTACGTCGCGGAACTCTCCGGGCTGAAGGGGTTCTTCGTCATCACGTACCCTAAGTCCGCGAGCTTTGAAGCCAGCAGGGAGATTAGACAAAGTACCAGCATCAATAAGCTGGCGAAGAGCCGCCGTGGCTGTTCGGGACAGGCCGCCAATAGTGTGGATAAGCCCGAGGCCATAAAATCCGAATCCCGGAAGAAACTTGTAATGGACGAAATATTGGATTTTTCGTCTTTTTTCGTCGTCTTCTTTATAATTTCGTCTAATGGAAAGTATTTGTCCATTATCCTCACTAATCGTAACAATGTAAGGAATCTTAATCCCTGTGGGTTCACCGTCTTCTCCCAGATCTTCATAGCCAAGTAGGTCTAAATTAACGTGGCATTCCAACAAAGTGCAGGTGTAGTCAAGGTTTCCGGGGGTTGTCCCGTCTAACTTATCCATCTCGTTGGTAACTTCGTTGTCGCTAGAATCAGATGGAATAACGGGGATGTCTCTATAGAACCCCATGACCTGACGAATACGCAGATCATTCAAAGACATCTTTACTACTTGCGTAATGTTTTCGCAGGACTCTAGATCGCTAGCGCCATACGGCACCACAATATCTTCTGCCGGAACAAACTTGCTTACCGCCCGATCAACCGCTTCGTCGTAATAAACTTTTTTGAACGTTGACCCCGCCAAAGGCAAATAGAACAACATCTGATCGAAATCAGGCGTGTACTCTTCCATCACACTGGTGATGTAGTAATTCATAAAATCTTTTACACGGTGCGCTTGCCCTTCGTTCTTCTTGGTCTTTTCCCCAACCACATGCGTCCGGACCGGACCAGAGGGCGGCAAAAGCTCATTAAAAGCCTGCGCTTGAAATTGTGTCGCCGCTTCCGCTAACAAGGGGTGTGTCACACCTGTCGCGCCCCGAAACGGCATTGTTCGTTCTTCGTAAGTGTATCCAAGAAGGTTTAAACCCTTGGAATAGGCGTCTTCCCAATCAGAACGAGACGCTTTGTTAGAATCAAAATCGCCTAATAACTCTGAAGATAATTGACCAAGCTCTCTATCGTCCAACTCCTCTGCCAAGTTGCCATAGAAATCGCCGTCAGGATCACCAAGCATGGCCATCGGATCAAAATCAACAATAACTCCGCCATCGTCATCTTCCTCAATCTCAATGCCTTCCGGCAAAACTTCATTAACAGAACCGACAAAAGTGCCCGGTGCGGCTATCTCAATGTCTAGCTCCATCTCTTCTTCGGTAATCTCAGGCCCCATGGCCGTGCTGTCCATCAAAGAAGAAAATTGTGATTTATCGTCGCCGTTAGCCATTAGGCTCTCCTAGTATACGGGGCGTATGCGCCTACGCCGCGTTGGACATCATATCGCGCTTCACCCCCAAGAGCATAGCCGCTTGGATCGTCCGTGTTAACCTGACCTTTTTCCACTAACTCTAGAATCATTCCTTCCGCTTCTGTTTTGTTTTGAGCCGGAAGACTAAAACCAATATCATTGTTTTCTAAGTCCATGCGGCGAGAAACAATAGGACCGCCCGCTAAGGGACGATACTCTCTCGCGTCAGCAAAAAACTTAGCTAGATCGGGGTTATCCGTTTTTGAAGCAAGCCAACCTAGCGCCACATGACGCGCGGCGTCTCTTTGCGGGACAGACAAACCGTATCTTTCTCCAATAGAAGACGCCCAATCAGTATCTTGCTTCGGTATTCCTAAATAATTTGCGGTGCCTGCTTCTAACCCATTCTCTAAAACTTGCTTAAACAACGCGCCTATGCCGCTAGAAGTGGTTTCAGTAGCCATTATTGGGCCATGGGCATGATGCCCTGTTGCATTACAGGAGCCGTGGGCCGTGGTGCGAGTTTCGCAAGGTTACGACGAAGAGTCGCCTTCGACCGCTCGGGGTTCAAGAATGACTCAAT